CTAGTTTTTCTACGCTAAATGTGTCTCTGGGATCTCTTACCACCTCCTCTACAAAGAGATGGTGCAGACTTGATGGAACTGAGTTTTTCAAACAGGATACCTCTAGTGGATACCCAAACTACTCATGGTGGGGCTGGACCTATAATTGGTCAAGCAACAACAGCATATCACTAAGATTCACTAGCGGAGCGGATAGAGGCACAGGATATGCTTTAACTAATTCTCTTGCCTCAAAACAATTTTTTGCCGTCTCAGATTTCGGCTTAGGCTTATAGGAACTATTATGTATAAAATTAAAATAAATTCTCATGGAGTTATACTCACACAATACGGATCACAAGAAGTAGAACCAGTACATGGGAGTGTAGACTCAGAAGGGTTTACTTGGGTCGAGGCACAGCTTCCTATTGATGGCACTCTCTATTATTGGACTGAGTTGGGATGGGAGATCCTTCCACTTCGCCCTAATATTTGGTCTATATGGGAAAATGCCCAATGGGTTGAGTCCACGCAGCTAAAAGATCAAATACATGGAATCGAGCATAGAAAGCTACGGACCCATAGAAACCACATACTAGGAGGCTGTGACTGGACGCAAATTGCTGATGCACCTCTGTCAGGGGATAAAAAGGCTGAGTGGGCGACATACCGACAAGCTTTAAGGGACTTCCCTGCCTCTAATAACCCTCCTACTACTGATTACACTACTCTGACATGGCCCACCGCACCGTCTTAGTAAAAAACTATGCCCGATACATAAAAAGAAAGTACGAGTATAGAGAGACTCGATTAGGTACCCTTGTAGACGTGCGGGTATAATAGCAACTTAAAAAAAGTTCTTGACAATTTTTCCCTCGTCGGGTATAATGTAAAAATAATTGAAAAAGAACTAACTGAACTCAATAGGCTTTATATGAAACAACTATTACTTATTTTACCGCTTGTGTTGTCCGGTGCTTTATACGCTCAGGATGATACAACAAACACGGACACTATTGTTACTGACTCAACTACTACTAGTGATATTAATAGTAAAACTACTACTACGTTGAGGTCTCCACCTCCGTCGGCTATAACACCGACGATGAACATATCAAACTCTGACCTTTGTACGGTTGGTGTCGCAGGAGCAGTACAAACCCAGATACTCGGTATTTCTATGGGTACTACGACAAGAGACATGAATTGCGAGAAGTTAAAGAACGCAAAGACTTTGTATGATATGGGCATGAAGGTAGCAGCAGTTTCGGTAATGTGTCAAGACAAACGTGTCTTTGATGCAATGATGATGGCAGGCACACCTTGCCCATATGATGGCATGATCGGACCAGAAGCAAAAGCCGGTTGGGAAACTCATAAAGAAGAAGAACCTTTAGAGGAGAAAGAGAAGAATGCAATGGACGAAACTACCAAGAAGACAATGTATGGCATTGGCGGTATACTTAGTTTGCTTGGCGCCCTTCTCGTACTCTGAAATAATTACAGGACAGGCACGAACAACCGCATATGACTGGGTAATGCAGAATATACTTCCTCAGCAGGCAGGCCTTACTGTCGGTACTGTAGTATACCGATATGAGACAATAAAAAACACCGAAGATGATATGGTTGTGTACGTTCAGAATGAGAACGCTGCTGGAGATGGTTATATCTTTCGAGAGCGAGATGACTGGTCAGGACTTCCTGGCAACAAGATTTATAAAGTAATTGGTGTAGGTGATATACCAATTGAAGCATGGGGCGATGGCTCAATACAAGTTGAAGGCTTTGGTACGGTACTCGACCCTTCTGTAGTTTATAGCTATCAATATGATCCTTGTTTTGATCCACAAGCAGACCCTAGCTGCCCTGGGTACAAGATACCCTATGATCCCTCGCTTATACCAGTAGTAGAGTTTAATGATCCTTTACAGGATGAACTTGTACTAGCAGAGCTTGCGAGACAAGCGGAAGCAGATAAAGAAGAGGAATACGAACGCAAGCAGAGAACAAAGAAAGTAGTAGTAGACCTAGAAAACTTACTAGGAGGTCTTAACATGAAAGCTATGTCTGCGCAGGCTTCTCTTACAGAGCAAGCACTGTTTGCAATGAATTACCTGCCACGGAGCTATGATAACTCCTTAAAAGGCGGAAGCTACAATGATACACTAGTTCTGGTAGATTCTAATCTTCCGGATAATAAGAAAGCAAAGAGAGTGGGGCTGGCTCAACAATTGCTGCATGAAGAGATGGTAGAGGCCCAATACTAACAATAAACTACCAAAGGGGCGTAATGCCTTATTATGGAACCACATATGAAAAAGTTACTCTTAATCGCGTGCTTCGCTCCTTTAGCAGTTGCAGCAAACACCCCCATCCAAGGAACCGTTGAGTCTAAATGTGTTATACAAACAGACACTACCGGAGTCTATGGCAACCCCAGCCCAAGTGAACTAAGTACTTCTGCCAGCGAGGGCGGTGTAGTGCCAATTGTTCGATACGACATTCTTGCAGCAGATCATTATAAAGCTGTAATTTCCTACCCCGATACTTTCGCCTCTAGCCCAGAGCTTGCAGATGTTACCAACTGGACAGGTGATGTCACAGTAGGTCAAACCTCTGATGCTTTGATGTCAGGTTTTGAAACCAATAAAATTACCTATAACAACACTGTTGAGTTCGATCTAACAGTAGCAGGTAGCGTATGGTTTAATGTAGACTCTAGTGCAGACTACGGATACGATAAGTCTTTTCCTGCAGGTGACTATACTGCTATGGTAGTGGCAGAATGTATCGCACAGTAATACTAATACTAGGTATGCTCGGTGGGTACGCAAGTGCTCACCAGTTTACTCCTACCTACCCCGAACTATTAACTACTTATGTGGAAGGCGTAAAAGTAATAAACATGAATATATTTAATAGTCGAAAAGAGATCTCCTGGTACTCTATCAATGTGTACGACAGAGACTGGAACAGTATAGCTTTCGCTAGCTCTTCTAAGCTAATTAATTTAAAACACTTGGAAAGAAAAAGTATAGAGATTTTCATCCAAGACAAAGATAAGGATATCATAACCTACGTATGCTCCAAGTCAAAAATTCTAGCAAGTGTTAAAGATCCTGCTATTATAATGTCGAGGATATGTTCAAAAATAAAAAGAGATACTGATGAAGCGCTTACTGCTTATACCGCTGCTGGCTAGTCACCTATCCTACGGAGACTCCAGCTCACTAAACTTAAACTTACCTAGCTCTCAACAGAGCTATGCTTCTGATAGAATTAGAGCAGGAACACTGGATTGCCAAAATGCAATTGGCTCTTCTACTAACTTAGAGTTTGGTGTTGTAGGCTTTATAAATAGCGGAAATGATACTGTTAATCCTTACGACACAGATATGACAATGAGTCAGACTCGTGTCGGAGATGTAGGCGTGTACGCAAAAATTAATATACCAATTGGTGGACCAAAAGAACGTATTAACTGTAATACTCTTTACCAGTTGGAACTTGAAAAGAAACGAATGGAGGTAATGAAGCTCAAGGCGGAGATTAACAATCTCAGGCAATTGCAATTCGCAAAGGAAGATTAATGGCAGAGTTTGAAATCGGAGGAATGACGTTTAAAGGTGGCAAGATGTTCGTTATGCTTACAGCACTATCTACATTAGGAGGTGCAGCATGGGCGGGCTTTGAATTCTACAGCGATTACATGGATATGAAAGAAGTCGTACAGAATATTGACACAGGTGAAATTGAGTCTCGTAATAAGATTATAGAACAAAAACTAGACGATGCCATATCCTACACCCGAGACATTAAGTCTGGACTAAGAGACGATATTATATCTATTGAAAAACAAGCTGATCGAGTTGAAGATAAAGTTCGCGAATCAGAAGAAAAAGTAAGACTAATGATTGATAATGCAAATGATCGTTTTGAAACAAAACGAGATGCTTTAAAGTCAGATACGGATAGAGATATGAAAGAACTAGAAAAACGACTAACAGATAAACTCCAAAGAGCTTTGGACAACCCGTTAGCTGACTAGACCTGAGAAAAAAACTTCTTGACAACCCACCACTATTTGAGTATAATTTGAAACATGGCAAAAGAACTAACCACAATATCCCCTGAGGGGCTTGAGATAGCGAATAGTTATCTACAATACGGCAATATACGGGCGGTGTGTGAGTACTTGCAAGTATCAGAACAGCAAGTAGTAGATGTACTTAATAAACGCGAAGTAAAGAAGTACATTGACACAGTGTACTTAGACCTGGGTTACCGTAATAAGAACAATATCGGAGCCTTGTTAGACGAGATGATCGCATCTAAACTGGAAGAGGCTCAGGAATCTGGCGTATACTCTAGTAAAGACTTGGCCGACCTACTACAAATGGCACATAAAATGCGCATTGACGAGATTAAAGCACAAGCTGATCTTGCCAAAGCCGAAAGCAGCAATATCAAAAACCAGACCAATGTACAGATTAATGAAGCTGTTCCCTTTGGGCAAGGCAATTATGGTAAGCTGATGGAAAAACTTTTAAATGGAAAAGACTAGCGCACAATATGAAGCAGACCTAAAAGAACTTAGAAGCGTTCCTCCGAAAGTAAATAAGCTTGAACTGGAGCTTGCAACGCATGAAGTTCAGTGCGAAGAGAGATGGAAAACCTGCTTTCAGCGCCTAACCGATGTTGAAACTGGACTGCACAGGATAGAGTCTCGCATGACTGTAATAGGCGGAACCCTAATTATGTTCCTAGCAGGTGTCCTAGCAACACTAATCTCTAAAGGATAAATTATGAAAGACTATTACATTTTTGAAAAACGACAGCGCTGGAACGTTCACTTGGACGGAGTACTGGTGGCTAAGTTTGCTACTGAAGAGGAAGCAAAAGAGTACTCAGGATGGGTACCTCCCGCAGTAAAAGAGCTGGTAGAAAAGCTAGAGGACGTTGACTATGAAGAAGAGGAAAACGAAGACTAAAGCAAAGAGAGCCCCGAAAGGGTACCATAGAATGCCTAACGGCAAGTTAATGAAGGGAGTAGCTCATGGCCGTAAAAAGAAAAAAGCCTC